CTGTATTAGTATTCTGACGCAAAGCATCAAATACATAATTATGCATCATAACCTTAAAATAAGGTTTCCCTTTAATGATCCAAGGCCTAAGCTTAAACGCACCGTCAACATCCTGATTCATCAACTCAGCTTTCTGCTTCATACGATCCAAGAACGTAAGATCAAGAACATCAGAACTGGTAATAGCAGCCTCATTAGTCTGATCATTGACTATCAAATGATGATCAGAATCAGGTTCTGTAATAGCTTGCGCAAAAACATGCGTACCAACACGGTATGCACTATTCCCAACAAGTGTATTAATAAGCAACTCAGACAACCATCCAGGCCACCATTCAGCCAAAGCATCCTTACCGACCTTCATAAGATCATAAGGAATTCTCTGTGCTTCCATGACGCCACCAGTATCAACAGCCTTATTAACTTCTTCGATGGTACACGAGAAATCCTTGAAATCAAGTTTCTCTTCGTAACCCTCAACCTCCTCCTGCCCAACTCTCGGAGCTTCAGACAGGGGCAACCTAATTCCAAACGTAATAGTATCACCTTGGCCTTTACCGAGCTCTGTCCGCATATGCACAGCAGCATCAGCATTATTACCCACAAGAGCAGAATACTCAATCGCAGGCAAAACAATCTTAAATAAATCCTTTGCCCACCTTTTTCTGGTCAAAGGATTATTGGTTAGCATTCTCGTTTTAGACATAATTTACTCCTTAATCTAATTCATTAGCCATGTATTTTTCATACACATCTTCTGGCACTTTATACAATTCAGTTTCAGGTAAGTTATCAATTTTTTCGGCTGTCCAGCCACTCTTTTTAGCAGCAGAAGAACTCATCGAAGCAACAGAAGCTGGAGCCTTTTTTCCTTTAGTTTTCGCCCCAACTTTTTGCTTAGTACTGCCACTATCTCCTTTACCGGCAAAATCAGGATGGTACTCCTTAATTACATCATACATGTATTTATACGGATTATCCTGATTCCAAATAAAATACTCTACTTCTAACCGTGCTTCCACAGGATCAATACCCTTTTGTGATGCAATACCGTCAGCCGCAGCATCAACAATTTCATCCCAGCGCGAAGCAGAACAAACCTCATCTATATCACTTGTATCAACAGCTTGCCGGAGCTGGTTTGCCTGTATTTCATATATCCGACTGTTATTTTCTATGGTTTGCCTAACCGCCCCAGCAAGCTGCTCTATCCTCGTAGGTTCAGATTCTTCATCTTCCTCTTCACCACTTTTAATAGTCTTAGCTTTGACCAGTGCCAAGTCCTGTTTTATACTACGCATATAAGCTTTCAGCCTTGCATTCTCTTCTTGTAATGCAGTAAGCTCCTTGCTTAGCTCATCATCCTCAGTCTCTTCTTCCTTATCTTCTACTTCCTTATCCCCTGTTTCTTCCTCATCCTCCTTTTCTTCTTCCTCTTCCTCTTCTTCCTTCGTTTCTTCAGCTTCTTCTTCAACTTCCTCTTCTGCTTCTTGTTCTGTGTTACCAGACAAAATTTCAGTCAACTCATCCTCTTCACCTTTAACATCTTGCAAACCTTCTTCAGCCATTACTTTCTCCTTCCTTTGGTTGTTCAAGTAACTTTAACGTTTCTGGATCACGTCCAGACTTTATAATTTCCACTCTTAATTCAAGCATTTTAAGCTCTCTATCAGCTTCTATATTAGCCTGTTCCTGTTGCCGAACACTATCATGGTATTCACGAATCCTCTGTACCACACTATACGGAAGCTCAGTATACTCTAACAAAATATCAGGTGGTACACTATTAGGATTATTATGAGCATAATCAACAAGTATCTGTGCAGTAGCTTGTCTCATCGTAGAAGATTCAATAGTTTCTCCAAGTTCTAAATCAAACTCACCTGCACTAATATCATTAAATCCTTCACTCTGAGGATTCATCTGACTATTAATTTCAACAAGCTGTTCTCCAGTAGGCCCTTCAATCCTAATAACTTCAGCTTCAGTTACATATTGCTGCATTAACCTAAATAAAATTTCAGTGCCTCGAAGTCTAGCTCTTGCATAATTACCAAATAAAATATACAAAACTGCAAACGCATAAAGCTGTTTCTTCTCTAATGTCACACCAGGTTCTCTAGATGCTGTAATTCCCATCAAGTTATCAGGTACACCAATAGCATCTTTAATAGAATTTTGTATATCAAGCCCAAACGTCTGATAAATACTTGAAATAGTTGGTTGTTGCTCAAACTTTACTTTATCAAATTGGCCTTTAGCTACTTCCAGATGAAAATTCGGTTTCGCTGAATTTTCCTCATAATCATCTATATTTAACACAGCACCCACTTCGTGAACTAACATGCCCTTTGGTAATGTCTGAAGTAAATGCTGTAATTGCCTTCGCATAGTATTAAAACCAAATTGAGGATCCTTAGCCATTCTAATAGCACCAAACCAAGAATTATTATCATCATCTTTATAAGCACCGTACAGTGCACCAGGAAAACCCTCAAGATTTGGATAAGGATCTGTTCCATGTTCAAGTATATAATCATTACCAGCAAATATAACATACTTCATAATCTGCTTAGTAGATTCCTTATACACAATAGGATGCTTCAACTTAATACCACTCCCATCAGGCAGTTCCAAACCAGCCAAAAGACTACGTTCAAATGCCTTAAGTTCTTTGGGAAGAAGCCACTCCAATCTTCCTGTTAAAGGATTCTGGAACCAGTAAACCCTTTTCCACACTTTATACCAACATTCTACAATTCTATATAAATTATCTATTTCATTATAATAAGAAAGCTTTCCGTGTTCTCTAGCACCTAAATGAATACTTTCTATGTCTATCCCAGGTGCAGCAACTTCTAACTGTTCTTTTTCCACCCATACATCTATTGCAACAAAAGTAGCATCAGACATATCAAGTTCTGTTGAATTAGGATCAACTACAAATTGATCTCCAGGAATCCTTTTTGGCGTTATCTTAGGCTTAAAAGGATTCTGCATGTCAACATAAAACCAAAGCATAGATCTACCAGATTTTACTGTATGCTCAAAGCAGCTTAATTCTTTATCAGCTAATTTCAGTTTTCTTCTATAATGATAGATAGCATTACTTACAAGTTCAGCTAGTGCAGCATCTTCTGGTCCAACAGGATTCATCTTATGACTATATTTATGCTGTCCTGCAAGACCTATAAGTGTATCAACACGAGTTTTTATTTCATTAAATACAGTAGCAGGTCGATCTTGCTCTTCTAAGGCCTCAAGAACCTCTGCGCTATCCTGATCTCCAGCATAGTATTGATAATCCTCAACAGATTCATCCCGCCAAACAGTTTCAGCTTTGCTTCCTTCTGCTTTCCTTATCTTATCCGTTAAGGAATAAAACTCTTCAGAAGCAAGTCCCTTAAAATTACCCGCTAAAGACTCAGAGGTTTGTGTTATTTCACTGCCCATAAATGACGTCCTTTACGTTGTCTTCTATTTTGTACTTCCCAAGGCCTTGGTTTTGCTTTTTTCTTCTTTCTGGGATTAAACAACAAATGTGCGACAGTATAAAAGTACTCTGTAAGCCCCACAGCATCTGCTATATTTGGGCTAGCTACGCCACGAGCTCGCATTTTGATTTTAGATTCTACCTTAAACCCTCCATAAGCATTAAAATCATAACGAGGACTCGATAATTCATTAGCTAGTTCATTTCCAAGTTCTCCGGCAGGAAAATTGTAGTACCTTTTCATACACTTTTCTCGCATCTGAGTCCACAATTCATCCCTAAGTCTGTCATACTTCTCTTTATCGGAGGATCTCCTGGCAACATTTACACCATAAACATTAGGTGTCTTAAATTTTTCAAGCCAATCTACAACACCTGCACCTATTCCTATTTCATCAATAGCAGCACCACCAGCATTAAGCTCTGCTATACTTTGTTTAACAAAACCACCAAGTGTTATAACATCAACACTTTTAATTGTATCCCAAGGCTCTATTACATTACCCTCCCTTGGTACTATAATACTTGGATCATCCCCATATCTTCCAACGTCAACACCAAGATACAAAGGATCATCCTCAGACGCTTCAACGCCAGAGTCAATACACGAAACAGCCCAAGACAAAGGAATAAAAGATTCAGACTCAGCCATTGGAGGTTCTCCCATAACACGAACCCTAAAGACGTCAGAATCTTCCCCATACTTATCCTTAAAATATTCTATCATTGAAGCTTTTACATTTTCACTTTCTCTTGAATCCCAGTGAAATTTTTGCCACTTCTTACTTATCGATTCATGAAAATGAGTTTCATAAAAATATCCTGTATTTTTTGTCATATTCCCTATCATAAGACACCAATTATCCTCTTGTGTCATAGCACCTTCAAGCGGAATAAATACAGGATCCGGTACACCACTCGCTTCATCAACCACAATTAAAAGGTGATCTCCATGAAATCCAGCTAACGTTTCAGCTTGTTCATCCTTTGAAGCTTTTACTGAAACAGAAACTGCTCTGCACCAATGCTCTTTTGGTGCACTCTTATGAAATATCTTATCCTTTTGTATTACAAATTCATCAGCTAAATTACCTTTACTTTTACGTCCCCACTTACTTAGTTCTGACCACAAAATATCATTTAATTGCCTGAACGTAGGCGCCGTACATACTACTTTAGCAAAAGGCCTTGTACAAAGAAACCACCAGACGAGCCAGGACGCTGAAGCGTCCTTACCTGTCCCATGGCCAGATCTTATTGTATTTCTTTTAGCCTTTACAAAATTAGACAACATATGTACTTGTTGCTTAGTAGGCTTACATTCAATATTATCCAGCACAAATTGAAGTGGGTTATATTTCCACTCAAGTATTTTCTTTGTAATTAAATCCATTAATTATACAGCTTAAACGATTGCAAAGCCTTTTTCACTTCCTTCAATCTATCCGTAAGACTAGGCGCTTTAGCTTTCCTTTTTCTCTTAAGTGCTTCCTCACGTTCCAGTGCACGGGTTTCTTGTTCTTTTTTCAACGCATCTTCAAATACTTGAGGATCTACCACACCAGCAGCAGCAGCCTCATTCAACTTCTTTCTCCTTCTAATAGTCTCTACAGTACTTGGCATCACAAACTCCTTAATGCAATTTAGGCAACTTTAACTTAGACTTCTTCCTCATTGAATTATATATTTTAGCTGCTTTCTTTTTAGCCTCTTTTAAAGAAAGCCCCTTTCTAACAAGATCATCTCTTATGTTCAAATATATTTCAGGCACTATTTAAACTCAACGGAAAGGAAATTGAATTTAGCCGGAAACACGTGGGTGCCTGAAGGCACCCACGTGAGAGCAGGGAAGACCGAGGCCGGAAAGCCGGAAAACACCGAGGCCCGGAGCGACAAGCGCTCCGGTGTAACTCTCCGGAAAGCGAAAAACATTAATACGGAGAACAGGAGACGGGAGCAGCTAGCAACAAAGACCGAGCGCGAAAAGTTAGCTGACAAATCTGTCTCCATTTCTATGGCACAGCAAAGCTAGTGACCACAAAAAGCAAACGAATTGAGTAAAAGTTTTCTTGGTGGCCGGAACCTCATCACCTCCCATGAAAGCCTCGTGATACAAGTCATGACAAATTACGCAGAGCGTAATTCCGTTGTCAACATCAAACCGAAGTTCCTTATTAAATGCAAACCCTTCTAAATGATGAGACCTTATGCCAACAATTTCCTGATCATCACCACAAATTTGGCAGGTAAAATCATCCTTACAACCTACAAGATAGCTCCACCGTAGTAATTCTTTTCTTGCTTGTTTTCTTTCAGGACTTACCATTGTAGAGCTCTTTCTCTCAAAGGTTCGGCAACCAGTCCGAATCATCCAATTCACTTTTGGTCATTTTTTGACCATCAGCATTTACCGGATCATCCTTTCCATTTTCACTAAATTCGGCATCCACAAAATCTTTTTCTCCGTTAACCAACTTCTCTTTTATCTCTTGTTCCTTCTTTTCGGCCTCTACCAAATAACCCAGAAGCCCTTTAATCTCAGTGGGTTTTCCGGTCGAAACAAGTTCTTTATCTTTGAGGACACGAAAGGCATTTACCTTT